GTATTTGTGCTTACACTGTCATGACATTCCTCAAGGATAATCGTCTCCGTTTGAACAAGAAGGCTGCTTAATATGAAAAAGATTATGAAGTGCTTTGGTGCCATTATGATGCTAGTTGGTGTACCCATGTTCGGCTATTTTGGAACCAAGATGATTTTTATGGGCTTCATCTTTGATGGTGTCCTAATCTATGGATGTGCCTTGACTGCTTTTTACTGCAGCCGCCAGATGTTCTATATCGCCATGGAGGAGAAATGAGTAATCAACGTCCAGGCAAGTTTCACAAGACCGCTGCCTCTAGCAATATATCTGATGCCAGCGACCGATCATTATATGCCTTCTTTCGTCGAGCTGCTGATGTACTAAAGGAATTTGGTCACGAAGATGCTGCATTCTACTTCGAGCAGGTAGAAGATCATCTTAAGGGTGGTGGTAAGCTCAATGATCCTATTGGTAAGGTGCTTGGTGTCTAATGACAGATCTAATTGAAACGAAACAAAATCAACAACCAAAGGATAAGTAGCATGAAATTTATAGTTGAAACGAAAGACGGCGCGGTGGTCGGGGTTGATATCGCTATGAAAGCCATGGGCGACGCCGAGCTGGAATGTTCTACTAAACCCGATGAGCAAATAGGGAGCGACGGCATGGAAAACGACTTGAAAGAAATCCGCCGTGCGCTAATTTTCAAAGACAGCTAAAAAGGGCGGAAATGTCAGGCGAGTGGACAAAGCTAGTCGAGCGGTACCTGGTTGTATGATAAGCGAGGAAAGAGTTTCCCAAGAGATACGAAATAGGATCAAGCTCTCTGTCTATGCATATAGCTATGAGTTCCAAGCTGTATCTCTAGTCGATGACCACACTTTCGATGCTCTGGCATACAGTATCGATACTACGATTAAGACTGGTAATGAGAAGATGGATAAGTTCTTCGAAGAGGAGTTCGATCCCTCTACTGGGATGTGGATATACTCTCATCCTGATCGACACTTGATTGCCAATATCTATAAGAATTATTATGAGAAAGTGACTAATGACTAAAGTGATCATTCAAAATCAGGTGCGATGTAACAAGTGTGGTGATGAGCCATACTCAGCGACACGGCATGACTTTAAAGAATGCAAGTGTGGTGCTATTGCTGTAGATGGTGGTATGGCTTATCTGCGGCGAGTAGGTGTCACTGATGATATGACAGACCTTTCTATGACTATGGATAATGAAGACCTAACTAAGTGTGTTGTTGCTGTTACCAGAATGAGAGAGACTGGACGCAATGACTTGGGTGTTGCACTTGCTGTTATTCGTGCCTTGCGTGATGGTGGATACTTGAATATGGAAAAGTTTAAATGACCGACAAGGAACGTAAAAATCCAACAGAAGAAATGTTTGAAATGTCTCAAGTGCTGGCTGCTCAGATGCAAGAGGCGGCAGAAACTTATGGATATGACTGTGATAATTTCTGGAACAAATTAACTTACGATGAACAGTTGATGGCTTTCTATTCAGTTGTCAAGCGCATACATAAAGGCGATGTTGAAGATCGTAGAAGTTTTCGCGGTGTTCTTTATGATGTGTTTGGTTTTGGACCTGATGCCTATATTGTAGGCATGGAATGTAATTACCTCGACATTCACAATCTACTTTACGGTGCAGTGAAAAGAGAACTAAAAAATAATGAGTAAGAAAACGTATCTTGTTGAAGCATTGTCTTATTTTCGTATGCGATATGTTGTAGAAGCAGAAAGTAAAGAAGAAGCAGAGACTATAATTAGTAATGAAGAACGGCATGAGTTCTCGCAGCTTCATGTTGATGAACGTGTTCTATCTACACACGATATCAATGAGAAAACATATCTAAAACTATTTGATGAAGACAATGACTATCTTTCGAGCTGGTCAAAAAAAGACAAGCTTAGTTTTATAAACAGGAGAAAAGATGTTTAAAATTTATAGCAGACCTAATTGCACTTATTGTGTATCAGCTAAGAAGCTTTTAGAGTCTAAAGGTCTAGCATATGTAGAATTAGAAGTAGGACGGGATGTAACAACTGAGATGTTGCTAGAAGTTGTTCCCGGTGCAAGAACAGTTCCACAGATTTTTCAAGACGAACAATATGTGGGTGGATATAATGATCTAGTTGAAAGGCTTAAAAACAATGACCCTACAAGATATCTCGCAGAGTAATACGGACTATTATCTTGATAACCTAAAGAACAATATCTGCTTTGTTCAATTTGAAAAGAAAGACGGCACCCTTCGCGGTATGCGCTGCACTCTTCGTGCAGAGATGTTGCCAGAGCAGACTGATCTAGAAGAACACATACAGCGCAAAGTAAGCACAGAAGTTATTGCTGTGTGGGACTTGGAAGAAAAAGGCTGGCGCTCGTTCCGCAAGTCTAGCGTTATTGAGTTTAAGATTCTACCAGAAACAATCTAATGATTCAACATTTGACTGGCATTTCTAGGTTTAGAGCAATCATAGCTAAGTGGATTATACTCAACATTGCTTACAAGTTGAGTCCACTGGCTGTTATGTCTCTATGTCTAGAAATGTCTAGGCTTTATTACGAAAACATTGAAGGACAGGAAGAAAAATAATGCAAAACAATTATGATCTTATTGAAACGAATGAGACAAACAAGAACTCTTCCGGTGGTACAGAGTTGATGCAGCGTAAAATTTACGATGGCACAATTCCACGTGAACTGTTAGAGAGGACTCAGATTGTTTTCTCTCGCGCTAGAGAACTTGATCCTGAGCGTAAGAAGATTTTCTATGCACATGATCTACCAGAAGATCCAGAGTCTTCCCGTCTTAGCGATCCAATGTTTCGTAAGAAGTTTGATAAGTTTGTTTTTGTTTCAAACTGGCAGATGGAAAAGTACAATGAAGTGCGCGGCGTTACCTATGCACAGTCTACTGTAATCAAGAACGCTATTGAACCTTTTGAGGTGTCGCAACGTACAAAGAGCGATAAGATTCGCTTCATCTATCACACTACACCGCATCGTGGTCTAGAACTACTTGTGCCAGTGTTTGTGAAGCTTGCCGAGCAGCACAAAGACATTACACTAGATGTGTACTCTTCATTTAATCTCTACGGCGAGAACTGGGCAGCAAGAGATGAGGCGTATAAGCCCATCTTTGATATGTGCAAAGAACATCCACAGATTAACTATCACGGCGCTGTCTCTAATGAAGAAGTTCGTACAGCACTGTTGAATTCTGATATCTACGCTTACCCAAGCATCTGGAAAGAAACATCCTGTCTATCACTGATTGAAGCCATGTCTGCTGGTCTACTCTGTGTGCATCCTAACTACGGTGCGCTAACTGAGACTTCTATGGGCTTGACTTGGATGTATCAGTGGAATGAAGACAAGAATCAACATGCTAACGGCTTGTATCAGATTCTTCAGCAAGCTATTGTTGTTATGCGTGATCAACGTGAAGCTGTTGACGGTGACTTGCGACTTCAGAAGATTCAAGTTGATCGTATTCATAGTTGGGTGAATAAAGCTCCCGAATGGATTGCACTTCTCCAAAGTCTAACTGTAGATAAGTAATAATGTACTTGTCTCCAGCACCAGGAGGTTTCGTGGAAAAAATCGCATCTAACATCGTAGATTTTCCTAAGAAGAAAATGAGTCGAAAGGCAAAACTTTCTTTAGAAGAATTAAGAGAAGAAAATAAAAAAGCTAGACTAGATTTTGCGCTTGGTGTGGTAGAAGAGGTAACAACCGATCTCTTTGTGCAATTGAACATGGTAGGGTTTGATTTTTCTGACGAAATTTACCAGAAAGATGTAGTTCTGGTAACAGAAGGTATTCGGTCTGCTGTCTATAAACACATGGGTGAGCATCATCCTATGCAAGAAGCAGCACAAAAAATGATTGATATTGACGATGGTAGTACCGAAGAAGAAAAAAGTACTTGACAAACGCCTGAAATGGTGCTATGATATGTTTTAAATTGAGGATTAACTAGATCATGATTATCGTAGACCTAAACCAAGTGATGATATCCACTCTGATGATGCAGATTGGTAATCACAAGAATATTGAACTTCAGGAAGATGTGTTGCGCCACATGGTGCTTAACTCTCTCCGTTCAAACAAAGTAAAGTTCTCTGATTACGGAGAAATGGTAATTGCTTGTGATGATAAGAACTACTGGCGCAAGCAGATTTATCCCTACTACAAGGCTAATCGTAAGAAAGATCGTGAAGCATCTGAACTTGATTGGAACGCTCTATTCGGCGCACTAAATAAGTTGAGAGATGAAATTCGTGACTATCTGCCGTACCGAGTTATTCGTGTCGAACATGCAGAAGCCGATGACATTATTGCAACACTAACTAAGGAGTTTTACACTAGAGAAAAGATTTTGATCCTGTCTGGCGACAAGGACTTCTCTCAGTTGCAAAAGTATCCGAATGTTAAGCAATACAGTCCCACACAAAAGAAGTTTATTGTTTGCACGAATCCCGATTTGTTTCTCAAAGAGCATATCATTCGTGGCGATCAAGGCGACGGTGTTCCCAACTTCCTATCAGCAGACAATTGCCTAGTGATGGGCATTCGTCAGACTCCTGTTACAGCTAAGAAACTTTCTACTTGGATTCTTCAAGAGCCAGAGCAGTTCTGCAATGAGATTATGCTACGTAACTATAAGCGTAATCAGCAGTTGATTGATCTGGAGTTTGTGCCTACAGAAATTGCTACTGAAGCTCTTAATCAATACAATACGCAGAAGGTTGATCGTAGTAAGATTTTCAATTACTTTATCGAATATAAACTCAAGAACTTGATGGAAAATATCAATGAATTTTAATGGAGTACGTGTATGATTAGGTCTGTATCAGAAATTCTGAGCAATATCTCAGAAGAGAAAGATGTTAAGAAGCGCAAAGACTTGCTGGCACAACAGTCTAAGAATCAAGGCGTGATTGCTATGCTGCAACTTGCGTTTGATCCTAATGTTAAGTTTCAACTGCCCGAGGGTGATCCTCCGTACAAGCCGTGCGAGTATCTAGATCAACAGGGTATGTTGTACAACAGTGTCCGTAAGATTGCTATGTTCCTTGATCCGAACAGTAAGTTGCCTCAGCTAAAGAAAGAAGTTCTTTTTGTAGGTGTACTAGAATCGCTTGATCCGCAAGACGCAAAGCTTCTTCTTGCAGTCAAGGATAAGAAGATGCCATATAAGGGTATCACAAAGAAGCTTGTAGCAGAAACTTTTCCAAACTTAATTAAAGGGTAATTAACGAGCAGTACCATGGGTAAGAGTAAGAAGTTTAACAGCAATTTCATCCGCGAAGAAGACGATGAAGCATACGATGCATATAGCGCAGACGAGTACAAGAACCGCAAGAAAGAAAAGCGGATCACTACCGCATTGCGAAGTAAAAACGTTGAGGAACTAATCAGCCTCACGAATGAAGAAGACGACTACGACACTTATTAATTTTAAATAGAAAAGGAAAGAATACAATGACGTATTGGGGTTACCACTTGATGCTAGATTGCAGCAATTGTGATAAAGACGCAATTAAGAACAAGGAAGATATTGGCGCTTTCGTTCGGCATCTTGTACAGAAGATTGACATGGTTGCTTTTGGCGAACCGATGATTGAACATTTTGCTACACACGATCCAGATAAGGCAGGAATTAGTTTCTGTCAGATGATTGAGACTAGCAACATTTCAGGCCATTTTGTTGATCTAAACGGCTCTGCCTACATTGATGTGTTCTCTTGCAAGCCATTTGATAATCAAGATGTTATTGATACGATCAACGTATTCTTTAATCCTAAAAAAATTCGTATGAACTTTGTAACTCGTAACGCAGACTGATGGGTAATTATATTATGCCATATACACCAAATGAAAGTATGATCATTCCTCAGGTTGTTTTCATGACCCGTGTGCGTGATGAGTCTGTAGAAGGTCCTAATCCATATCGTTGGGAACACGTAACTACAGAAGATTATTTTGCGAACAAGCGTGTAGTTGTGTTCTCTCTACCTGGGGCTTTCACACCCACTTGCTCAACGTATCAAGTGCCCGGCTTTGAGAGCAACTACGATCTAATTCGTTCTCTTGGCGTTGATGAAGTATATTGCATATCAGTTAATGACGCTTTTGTTATGAACGCATGGGCGCACAATCAAGGTATCAAGAACATTAAGATGATTCCTGACGGCAGCGGCTTGTTCACTTATGAGATGGGTATGCTTGTTGTTAAAGACAATCTAGGCTTTGGCGAACGCTCCTGGCGCTACGCCATGGTTGTTGACAACATGTACGTAGAAAAGATGTTCAGTGAACCTGGCATGTCTGACAACTGCGAGACTGATCCATACGGCGAGACTTCTCCAGAAAAGATTATTGACTATCTTAAATCTGCTGGTCCGCCGTTCTAAAAAATACTAAGTAATTGATCAAGGAGATATAATGCCCGAATACTTGTTCCGAGATAACAATACGAAAAAAGAGTGGCTCGAATGGATGGGCATCTCTGCGGCAGACAAATATCTTGAAGAAAATCCCCACATCGAAAGACTAGTCAACGGTTTCCCTGGCATACACAGCGGCCGTGGACTTGGTGGTGGGCTAAAGATTGATAATGGCTTCAATGATGTTCTTAAAGAAATCAAAAAGAAACATAACGGAGGTTACAGACTAGGACGGAGTACTATCAACACAAAATAATGTGCTTGTGAATTAACAACAACTCACAGGGTTACTCATGACAAAAAGAGTTTCTAGAAGAGATCGTCGCACTTCACAATTCAACAGGTCATACGAAGAAAAAAATAATCTATCGCTAGAAAATATATTACCGATAACAGAGAATCAAAAAAGAACATTCAAAGAATATCTGCACGGTAAAAATTTATTGCTATATGGTACAGCAGGTACAGGAAAAACTTTCGTTTCTTTGTATCTCGCTCTAAGTGAAGTAATCACTGGTTCATCTAAATATAAAAAAGTAGTGATTGTAAGATCGGTAGTTCCAACTAGAGACATGGGCTTTCTGCCCGGCACAAGCAAAGAAAAAGCGTTAGTATATGAAGCTCCGTATTATGCTATTTGTTCAGAAGTATTACACCGTGCTGATGCTTATGGGCTTCTAAAACAAAAAGGCATTATAGAGTTTATCACCTCTTCATTCGTCAGAGGTACAACTCTCAGAGATTGTATCGTCATTGTTGACGAATTCCAAAACATGGTAGATGAAGAACTTCACTCTGTAATCACAAGAGTAGGAGATAACTGCAAGATCATCTTCTGCGGTGATTGTAGTCAAAACGATCTAAGAAAAGAACAGTCTGGATTTCACAAGTTCATTAAAATCTTATCAACAATGAATAGCTTTGGTGTTGTGGAATTTAATATAAATGATATAGTAAGAAGCAGCACAGTAAAAGAGTACATCATCAAGCGTGAGAGATATGAGACAAGTCAAGCCGTTCCGTCACCAATTCATAACAGAATCGTACCGTTTACAAAGTCAGGACACGCCGAACGGTAGGTTCTATGCACTAGAAGATGGGAGAAAGATTCCTTCTGTAACAACTGTTCTGGGTTGGAAAAAGAAGGAATCTCTTCTCGCATGGCGTGAACGTGTAGGCGAAGAAGAAGCAAACAGAATATCACGTAAAGCAGCAGCACGTGGTACGAGAGTCCACAACATCTGTGAAGCGTTTCTGTTGAACAAAGAAAACTATCTAGCTGGCGCAGATTTTATCACTGTGGATATGTTTGGCTCTATCTATCCGATCTTGCGTGATAGACTTGATGATCTATACTCTGTTGAGTCTGCACTGTACTCTGAGTATCTAGGTCTTGCTGGTCGTGTTGACTGCATCGGTCGATTTGACGGCAAGAAAAGCATTGTTGACTTCAAGACTTCTAGTAAACCTAAGAAGCAAGAATGGATCAGCGATTACTTCATGCAAACGGCGTGTTATGCTGTTATGTTTGAAGAAAGAACTGGTATTGCAATACCTAATCTAGTGATCATCATAGCCGTAGAGGACGATCTACCACAAGTCTTTATTCAGAAAAGAGACGATTGGGTAGCTCCGGCACAGCAGGTAATCAAGGAATATTACGACTATCATCTGCAAAAAAGTTTAATTCTTGGCTAAGTGCTTGATTTCCTTAAGGTTATAGTTCTTGACAATACGTAAAAGTATGCTATAATAGTCTCTCAATTGATAAAGAGGACTACACAATGCTACCTGCTGGAAAATACTATGTCGGCGATTTGTGCTACGTTATGCACGATAAGTGGAACGAAGTTTGTGATCTAACACTTACTGAAGGTCACGGTATGTGTCTTGAGGGTGAATTTGTTCTTAAAGACGGCACCATCTTTGTTATGCATAGCACAAAGTGGGGCGACGGTGAATACATGGATAATACTGGTCGCCGTTATCCTGTTGACGCCGGTCTTATCGGCTGTATTCTTGTTAGCAACATTTCGGAATTAGAACTTGTAAATCTGGAATGTGGTAATGTAATTGACTTTACGGAGTCTTTCCGTACATACAATAATGACGGCATTATTCACATTGGTGATGTTTTGATCAATACTGATCTCGATGAAAGTTATTATGATAGTTATGGCGAAGAAATTGAATATAATACTGAGAAATTCTAAATAATGATTACAGCATATGCACGTACTAATTGCCTTGGTGTTAACTTTGATGTTCACACTTCAGGTTTTGATCTAACTGCACTTCAGTCTTTTGACTACGGCAATCGTATAGACGTTTGGGATCGCCGAGTTGATCTTGAACGTAATTGTGTGCTGCGTGATCTTTTCGGTACAAAGTATGATCTACTTGCACGTAAGGTAGAGGAATCTGGTGTACGTCAAGACGCAAAAGTGAAGGCTTCTGCTCACGCTGGCGTTAAAGAAATTATCGCTGGTAAGAAAGAGTTTCGCATAACTGGTTCTAAATGGTGGAGTCGCTAATATATGAAACAATTTGTTTTTTCTACCCGCGAAAAAATGATTGACTTTATTAGAAATAATGTGTATTATGTTAGCTGCTCAACGTATTATGATCCCTCGGCGGGATGGATAGTGAATTGTAATGAACGACAAAGATGTGATGAAAATTATTTCGAAAGTAGCGGAAGCGGTGCCGCCGTTCGCACAGGCTAGAGTTGCTGCTGCTCTTGTTTATAAGAACGAAATAATTTCTATCGGTACTAACAAAAATAAGACACATCCGTTTCAGAAAAAATATGCAGTCAATGATGACGCTATCTACCTTCATGCAGAGACAGACGCTATATACAATGCATTACGCAAGCACAGTACAGATATAATTTCTAAGTCTAAGCTTTATATCTCTCGCATGAAGTATCCCGACGGCAGCAAGAAGTTTTTTGTACCTGGTCTTTCTAAGCCCTGTGAAGGTTGCGCTCGCGCTATTGCTACATTTAACATTAAGCATGTGTGTTACACTGTAGACAGCGGAGGCTTTGATTTTCTATGAACGTCTTTTATCTTGATGAAGATCCGCGCTCTGCGGCGCAGATGATGGTAAACAAACATGTTGTTAAGATGATCTTAGAGTCGGCTCAACTGTTGTCTACTGCCCATCGTGTTATGGACGGTCTACAAGTCGAAGTCACTCTAGAGAAAGACGGCAAGTTTCGTAAGAAGAAAGTCTGGGTTCTTGGCGATAGTCGCAACGAAACAATTTATAATGCAACGCACATGAATCATCCGTGTGCAAAATGGTGCAGATCGTCTATTGAGAACTACTGGTGGCTTGTCGAACACATGTATGGACTTATTGACGAATATAAGTATAGATACGAAAAAGATCATAAAGTAAACTCAAGTGGTTTAGCTTATCTTTTGCAATCTCCACCGTATAATTTGAAAGAATATGACTTCACGATTCCTCCGTCAGCTATGGCGGAATCATATATAGTATCTACGGACCCAGTTGCTAACTATCGCAACTACTATAAGAACGGTAAAGCACATCTGCATACCTGGTCCAAAAGAGAGAAACCAGACTGGATTTAAATCTGGTACATTACCATGGATAGACCGTGGCATTTTAACTAAGAAAAAGGAAACACACATGACAAAGACTCGTCTTCTAATGGCTGCCGCCGCGGTGGCTTTCGCCTCTGTAACTCCCGCACTCGCTGCTGATAGCGTAGTGTCGGCAGAATATCGCATTGGCACAGGTAAGGGACCACAAGCTTCTCAGTATGTTCTTGACTATCAGGCTCCGTTCTTTCAGGTTTTCCCAAACCTAAACTATGGTGTTGGAGTAGAAACAAAGCAGCAGCCAAATGATGGCGCTAACACAACAAAGCTCGGCGGTCGTGTCGGTATTGCTTTGCCTGCAATTCTAGGCGTAAAGCTAGACGGCAACGTTCAGCTAGGCAAGGCTCTTGAAGCTTCAGCATCTTCAGTTGTTGCTGGCAAGACTGTTGTTAAGGGCGGCGACTACAACTGGTATGGCGTAGAGCTAAAGGCTAGCCGTCCTCTAATCGCTGGCTTTAGTGTTGATACAGCATATCGCTATCGTGATGGCTTTGAACATCGTGGCTTCAACAATCAAGAAACCCGTGTTGCTGTTGGCGTTTCATATGAAATTCTTCCTTCATGGAACGCTGGCGTAGAGTATTATCGCTATACACAGGGTGCTAATCCTGTTAAGTCTAATGCTCTATTCTCACAGATTGGCGTAAAGGTCAAGCACGATTTGTAAGTAAAAAGTACAATTTGACCTGTTTGAGAGGGGGGGCTATTGCTCCCCCTTTCTTTTTGTGTTATATAAATACCAAAGCAGCGTAAAACTCTCAACAGGACAAATTCATGATCAATCTATTGTCTTTTCTATCTGAGTCTGTAAAGACTCCTGCTGGAGACACCGGTGGTATTCAGCACATTGAGCATCCTTCTGACAGAACTTTTGACGGTTCTGAACCCGCTAAACATGCAATTGACGTTCTCAAAGGCTCTGCTGCTGGCTCGACTCCGATCACACGTAAGATTGATGATAAAATGTCGTATCAGGTAATTCGTGACAAGGCAGGTAAAGTAGGCGTAAAGTACAAGGGCGCTGGCGCTCATTACAATTATTCTAATGCAGATATCGACGCACAACATGGTCACAAGCCCTATCTAGCACATCCATTGAAGTTGCTGCTAGAACATCTTCCTAAAGTGCTGCCGAAGCGTCCAGGCGAGTACCAAGGCGGATACATGTCTTCACCCGCAGATAGAACTGTCAGCAAGGGCCGCATCAACCATCAGCCTAATACGATCAAGTATTCTATACCTACAGACACAGAAGAAGGTAAGAAGCTTCAAAATTCTAAGGTAAGCACAGTCATTCACAGTGAGTTGAAAGGCCCAAACAGAGAGGCACATCCTGTTTTAGATACGTCAGAGTTTGGTCACCATCCTGATGTTCATATGGTCAGTCACGTTGTCTCGCATGACGAACAGCACAGTGTTGATCCTGTAAAGAAGAAACAAGCACTATCGCATCTATCACAAGCTCAGAAGCTTATGTCAAATCATTCGTATGATCATCTTGCTGGTCACGAAAAGACTCTACGCGGTTACATCAACTCTACTGTATCAAGTGGTGAGCATCCCACAACAGAAGGCTATCAAGAGCATCTTAAGAGATATCATCAAAAGAGAATTGATGGCGTAACAACACAGAAATCAAAAGACGCAAAGCAAGCAGAATTAAATGCTTCTTTGGCTCACGTAAATAAAAATAAGAAAGCATTTAATAAGTCATTCAAGATTCACGGTCACGGTCAAGCAGCAACTAATCTTCTTGCGCGTGGTTTAGGTAAATCAGCACACGGTGGTTATCATCACGAAATTGACGGGAATGAAACAGGGCCAGAAGGTTTCGTTGCTGGTGGTCTTAAGATTGTAGATCGTGGCGAAGGCGGCTTCACTGCTGGCAATAGAGCAAGAAGTGCTATTCTTAGAGCGTCAAGAACATTAGGCAAGAAGGTATAACATGGGAAGCTTTCTAGACAAAATTGCAAAGAGACTTGCTGTTGCTAAAGGCAGCGAAACACTCGACGGCAAAACAATGACTGGCGAACAGCCAAATAAAGTTGTTATCAATCCAAATATCGTAAGGCATAACGAAAGCTTCAAAAGCTTTGCAGACATATTGACTGAAACTAAATTATCCGCATCTGGTTCTAATGCCGAATATCATGTTGGAAAATATATTAAACCATACATTGGCAAAAAAGATACACACACTTTAGCTTCTCCAATTGAAGGCTTGTCAACAAAACAACCTGTCACTATTCACGGACATGAAGTTATCAACGGTAAATATCACGCAATCGTAAATCAAAATGGCGGCCGAAAGAAAAAAGTTCTGTTCTCTAAATTAAAAAAACCCATTAGTAATACTGAAAATGAAGGGCACAAATATGAAAAAGATTTTGCCGATAGATTAAAGAATAGAGGAATTATGCCTAAGGATGTCCAAACTGCTGGATCTTCTGCTGGTACAGATTTTGTTGCTGAAAATAAACGCAAAGCAGTAACTCACAAAGCCCGTGTAACAGACGAGTCTAGACTATTGCATCAAGGCGAAACAAAACAAAATACATCTGCTGCATTTGGCCAGTTAACAATACACCATACTCCCGAAAACGGGTGGCACATATCTGATAAAGCCAGAACAAATAGACCACAATACGCGGCAGAAATTGAAAAAGCTGGCATATTAGATCATATGAATAAACATCATTCTGATCCAGAAAAATCTCCCGTCACTGCTAGTGGTAGAGCAAAAAGTGTAGATTTAAAACATCCTGATCTTAAGCCAGCAGAAGCATACTTAAAAGATCATCATGTTGAATTTCTTCAAGTTG